ATCATCATTAGTAGGAGGTATTTCAGGGTAGATATTATTTACGTAGTATTCACTACCTGTTGCTGCTGATTTAATAACTTCTATATTTTGATATCTGTAGTTCATATATTAATTCTAGGTATTGGTTGATTTTCAGCAATTTGTTCTGCTAATCTAAGATTTGCATCTAATCCAGAATCAACTGTTCTTAATTCACCTAGAGTTGCTTCGGTTTGTGCAATAGTAAATTGTTGTTGTATAGTTGGCTTAATAAATGTAGTAGGATCTGATGGCGATGATTTTGGTACGTTAGCTATTAACGCAGATATATTAGAAGTTACTGTCTCTGTTGTAGTAGTTTGCTCTGTAGTTGCATTAGTAGTTTTACTAATTGTAGATGACGTGTTAGGTCTCTTAGGAAGTACATCAAGAATTGGTCTGAATGTAACTGCTACATCTACTACTTGAGGAAGTTGCGCAATATTTCCAGATTGATCATTTTCTATATTAATCTCCCAAGGAGTATTATTATCAACTGTCATGTTGATTGATTCTATAAAGCCAGGCACACGATACAGATAATCACCAATAGTTACACGAACTACAGGAGCTCTCATTATACCTTGATTAGGACTATAGTCTGGATAAACTTGTCCCATCAACATGTTAAGTTTGTTATATAGAGGTCTAAGATCTTCACGTGATTGCGCAGCGACTCTGAAAGAGAATCCTACAGTTCTAGTAAAACCTTGATAGGTAAAAAAGTTTTCACCTCTACCTATATATTTAAATGAGTTTAACTCAGCATTATTTGTGTCAGTAATACCTGCTGTTAAAAACGCTCTAAAGAATATAGCAGTTGAATAAGTAGGAGCATCATTAGAGATTGCTTCAAAAACAAATTTAATAAGATCTTGACTACTATCTTTATTCTGTTGTACTTCCCAAGGTGCTTGATCATTTCTAAACAAGAAAGGATAAAGAGTGTTCATTTTATCTTTATATCTTCCTGCTTGAACAGTATAAAATCTCTTATCAACAGTATTGTTACCCCATGGTATGTAATTAGGAACTCCGCCGAATCCAGTTAAACCAGGAAGTTGATTTCTAAAGTCTTGTAATTGAGGAACTGGGTTATTAAGATTAGACTTTTGTGCTAACAGCTGATCATAGTTCATGGCTGTGCTTGATCTCAATCTAGTTGTATCAACAACTCTAGGAATTGTAGTTGTGCCTATACCATAAACAGAATTAGGCCCTCCTAGATATTGGAAGATCATATTCCTGTTAAGTGATATACCAAGGGTGTTTACTAAATTAATATCTGGGACATTTGCTGGATTTGCAAATGGATCTCCTGTGGTCATTTTAAGACCTAAAAGATTATATAGCCTATTAGACGCTTTCTGGTTGTTAACGTTTTGCGCGTTAACTATTGAATAGTAGAACTTTTCAAATGGATTAAATGGCACCAAACCTGCTCTATTAGCGTGAAAACCTGTTCCAGATACTCCTACTTGAGCTAATGTGTTTGCACCTAGATTATACACCCTAGTGTTCTCTAATAAACCAGGATAAGGAAGTCCTTGAGGAATACCAAACAAAGTGTTGCCTGTTTCAATCTTAGGATTAGATAGTTGAAGTCCTACTTGTTTTTGTATAAAAGCAGTGCCTCTTGGCTTATCTTCAAAGAATTTTTTGATCCTTGACCTATCTATTTTACTAGAAACAGTAAATGATTGTGATCCTAAATTAAACTCTAATTGACCTCCTCTAATAGGAAAATCTAAACCTCCTGTTGAACCCGCTCTATAAATAGGTAGCGTATTACCTGTAGGATTAGGTGTGTCAGGCATTATAGTTTGAATATAAGGAAGGCCTGATGAACCATATCCAGGTCTATCATTACCGAACCTGAGATTCTTAAGGTTTGATTGTAGGTTAATTAAAGGCATTTATTAATTTATTTGACCTGTTCTAAGATCTTGATCAGCAGCTTTACTATATCTAACTTCTGCTTCTCTTTTACTATCAACTAAATAAGCATTTACATTTACATTAAGTGATTCATTTCTATTACCTTTAACCATTTTCATATCATCTTGAGCTATAGTTGTTACATTAGCTGCTGTTGTTGAAGCTGCAGCTTTATCTCCAACACTAACTCCACCAAAGTCTCCACCTAATGATCTAATTCTGTTAGGGGCATCTTTAGAAAATGCTTCAAATTTTCTTTCAAAACCCTCATCTATACCAAAGCCAAGAGTTATAAAATCTATAGCATTTATAATACCGTTAGCAATTCCTAAAACAGCTTCAACTGCAAAAGCAAAGAAGTCTCTAAGTTTACTTATAATAGCTTTGATGTTTTCTGGCTTAGAGATATATTCAAAGAAACCTTCTATCTTTTCTATAATGCCACTCTTCTCTACAAAGTCAGCTATTGATTGTTTTATCTTCTCCATGAAGCCGCCAATCTTTTCTTGAAGAGAGGCGTTTGTTAAGTTTTGATAAGCTTCTTCACCAGTAAGTCTAATAATCTCTTCTTTAGATTTACCTTGTGCTTTTAATGCTTGTACTTTTGCTTGTGCGTCTTTTAGATCTTTTGCGCCTAGTTTACCTAACAACTCTTGTTGCTTCAACATATCTCCCATTTGATCTCTAGACATGCCAAATGCAGAGGCTAGAGATTCAGCTTGTATACGATTAAGCTTTAAGAAATCGTTTGCAGAACCAACTTGACTTGTTATTTCTTTTGCAGCAGTTGCAAGATCATTGTTCAAGAAAGCTTCACGAGCTTTAGTTAAGTTAATATCTTTTCCAGTTAATAGTTGAGCTTCAAACTCTTTTGATATAGACGATTCAAAGTCTAAGAATGAATCAGCTATTGAATCAAGTTGCTTTAACTCCATACCCATTGACTTAACAGTAACTAATGATTTAGTTAACTGTGCTGGGTATTTTGCAAATGTAAGACCTAAATATCCTCCTAAATTAGATGCTTCTTTAAGTATTTTCTGATAGTTAAAGCTAATTCCTGTTGCCTGTTTTAAACCTGCTACTTGTGATAAAACAGATTTAGTTATACCTTCTGAAGATTGTCCTGTTAAAGTTGACGCTTCAACTATACCTTTTCTTGTTTCTAAGTCTAGGCCTGCTATATCTCTTAACTTAATGTTAGTAGCTAACTGTTCATTAGTAAGTCTGTTAGTTACTCCTAAAGCATCAGCTAATTCCATTTGAGACTCAACCATCTTTTGGCTATTGATGAATAAGTCTCCAGAAGAAACACTAAGGCTAGCGAACTCCATTTTGATTGCTCGAGCTTCACCTGTTGAAAGGTTCATGGCTCTTGCAAACTTTACAGTTTGATCTTGTATTCCTACTATATAATCAAATACAGATTTTAATCCGCTAACAATCCCTCCTATAGCGGCTCCGGCTAAAGGTATTGCGGTCAAAGGATCTGTTATAGCTTCTTTTAAACCAGCCCCGGCTGCTTTACCTAGTGAACCTAACTTATCTAAGAAGGTCATTTTTTTACCTTCTTCGTTTAAGTCTCTAGACCTTTCAACCATTTCACCATAAAACTTGGTACCTAAACCTAGTTTATTAGCAAAGAACCCTAATGCCTTTCCTGATAATCCTATGCTTTTATTAATTTCTTTTTCTACGTCTAGCTCTTCTTGTAATAATTGAACATTTTCTTGAGCTATTTTGTTTGCTTCAATAGTAGCAGCATATCTTCTTTCATCTATATTAAGAGAAGACTCTTGTTGTGATATCTGATTATCTAGTGTGGCTAATTGTTGGCCAAGAGATCTAGCTAAAGATTGGTTGTTTTGTAACTTAGCTCTTTGGATATCTCCTTCTATCTTTTTTCTATTAGTTATATTGGTTATATAACCTATAGCATTTTGTTTCTCTTGATCACTCATGGACTTTTCTAAGTCCGATATCTTCTTGGTTGTGAGGATGTCTTTTTCCTTAGCCTTTTGTAACTCTTTTTGTATGTCTTTGGTATTAATGGTCTCTCTATTAAGAGCCTTTACCTTAGAAATAGAAGCGTCTCTTAAGTCATTTATCTTAGATAAAAGATTTATAGACTTATTTAATTCAGAGTTAGAATCCTGTTGAAGCTTTCTAGATTGCCTAATCGATTCTTCTAACTGCCTACTGATATCTATTTCGTCTGCCATTTACTGTATTGTATTACCTACGAATAAATATTTACCTTTTGGTTTTTACCTTAGATACAAAGGTAGGCTCTTCTGACTTCTTGACGAAGTCTGGCAGTTTGATCTTACTAGGATCCGTCTTCTCAGTTACCTTTTGCTGGTTTTGATTGCGCATCTCTTCAACCTTCTCAAGATATTCATTGATCTTCTTTAGGTTGAATCTACGTTTTGGAACGTCCATGTTCCATACCTCAGAATAGGTAAAACCACCTCCACCATGATAGGTGAGTTCAAATACCTCGGTCATGAATGCGGACCTATAGTCCGCTCCCGGGAAAAAAGAACTCGGCACCCATTGGAAGGGAGGTTTGTATCTCTGTGCCGTCTTTTAAAGTAAATGATACAGTAGTATCGATATCAGGAGTTACATCAGCTATATACTTTCTAAGTTCAATAGAATCTCTAGATAGTAGGTATCCTTGATCAATAAAGTCTCTGACTGTCTTAACAGAATAATCCCCATTAACAGATGTAATCTGGTGTTTAAGTCTTGTAGAAAGCGTACCGGCGTCTTGGCCTACAATTTTCTTCATACCTTTTACTTCTTCATCAATCTTTCTATCATCAACCACAGTTAGAATCTTGAAAGTAACTTGGTTCTTAGAATATGGAAGAGTGAAAGCAAATTCATTTTTATTGTTGAATTTAGACCAATCTAGCTCTTTATACTTAAGAGTTTGTAGATCTACGTCTACTTTCTCTTCTTCATTAGTATTTGGATTAGTATACTTGAAAGAGTAGTCTTTACCATAGGCTAGAATCCTAGCGGCTATCAGTAAGCCATTCCTGTCACCTAAGGTTAGGTCTTCGTAGTTGATAGGTGATTTGATTAGGCTCTTTAGCATCTTCTCGATGGCGAGGCCCTGGCGAAGTAGGTTGACATTTGTAAGGATGTCTTCCTCTTTCGCTGTCATGTACTTCATTTCAACTTGGCCAGATGATAGTTGGTTTTCTTTTGGGTAGATAAGACCTTTTGAAGGTAGGTCGATCATTTCTGTAGGTACCGTAAACTTTTGTTCACTCATAAACTATTGTCTTTTATATATAAATATACTAATATCAAATTTACCAAAATAAAAAAAGCCTCTAGTAAGGTCACTTATATTTAACGCTGTATCCTTTGAACATTATTCCGTGCTTGGTTTTCAGTCTATATCCTATTGTCCTAAAGTCTATATTGACTTTTTTACTCAATTGTAGAGCACTGCCTGCTTCTATAATAGTGCCATCTTCTGATTCATATATAACAGCTCCTTTACTAGCTCTTGATTGCTCTCCTACTTTACCTATTTTAGACTTGCTTGCAGCTATAGACATGTTTCTTCTTTGTTCATCAGTGGGTGTCCAGTTCTTTTTATTACCAAGGCCATTCTTATTGCCTTTCATTATCTGACCCATCTTCTCTTTGAATGAGTCAGTCTTGTCTCTCTTCCAAAGGTGCATGAGTAATTCTCTGGCTTCAACATACTCTTGCTCAGTTATCTTTCTGCCATTATTATAAGTCATTCTGTGAAATGCCCACAACATTTTCTGTCCATATACAGAATGGTGCTTAAATGACTCAGCTAAATACCTGTGTGCTTTGTAGTGCTCTTCTGCTGTTAGTAGAACTGTTGAGCTCTTCTTACCAAATGATGTAGGTACAATATGATGGCGTTCGTAGTATGTGCCTTGACCTTTCTTTCTGTCTTCTGCTATTGCTTTACGTATAATAGCAAAGTAATTTTTGAGCATAAAAAAACCTCCCCTTTATAATAAATATCAGGGAGGTTAGTAAATTAGAAGTTAAGTACTCGATATTATATCAATAGTTCAAAACACAATAATCCATGCCGATTGACATAGTCAATTCAGTTGGATCTGATGTTGACCAGTCGTAGTTACCAAAAGTAGCTTCTTTAATGAAAGCTCCTTTGATGATCCACTCACTTACGATATCACCTACAGGACCTAGAATAGACAAGTTAAGATCTTTCTTATAAAAGTCAGAATAACCATCGCGGCCTGTTACAGACTCATGGTGTAGACGTACCCACTCAATTACAGCTTGTTGGCCAGATGGAGAGATTGGGTTATAAAGAGACAAAGTCATATCACGCCATTCAGCTTTACCTTTGATCTTACGGTAAACGTTGATGTGATCAAGTTTAATCTCATTTAGAGTAACACCAGGAGCGTCTGCCTTCTTGATCATATAAGATGGAATACCATCAATGTACATGATAAAGCGGTTTGATACTGTAGGTTCAAACGCTGTGAACATTATTTCATTTGGATCCAATACTGGCATTGTATATGCGATTTAGTTTCTTACTATAAATATTCAATAACTAAATTATTGTTTTTCTTCTTTCTCTTCTTCTTTATGCTTCTTTTCGTTGAGGCTTTCTTCCATTTTTTGGATCTTTTTGTCAAGCATCTCTTTGCACTTCTTTAACTCGTCCATTGTTCTTTCTTTCTTCTCAGCAATGCCTGTAGTTTGGCTAGCTTTAAAAGCAACACCTTTACCTTTTAGACAATTAACGATAAGTGAATCTCTATCTACTTTAGGATTAGACTTCTTTTCTGCATTAGCATTCTTAATACAGTCGTCTACTACTTCTTTAGGAGCATCTACAAGAGCTGGATTATAAAAAACTTTATCGGCGGCAGCACGAAGCATATCCATGATACCTTCTTCAACTTGATCTACTTCTTGCATTTTTTTCATACCGTCTTTTGGAGTTTTCATTTTCTTTTCTTTTACAATTTCCATGCCAGCACCAAGATTGTGCTTTCCTTTTTTAGCTTCAGATAGGGTCAATTGCTCTTTTACACTCTCGTATAAGTGAGCTGGTACTTTAATTCTTAAGATAGTATTATCGTTCATCTGTGGTTTATTTTATATTATTGACCAAATGTTGCACCAGTTGGAAGAATGTTGAAGTCAAGTTGAATGAATTCAGCAGTCTTGGTTGGCTGTAGATAAATTGTACCAACTAATTGGTTACGATCTACTACATCTGGAGTGTTATTAGATTCGTCCATTACAACTTGGAAGGCATATAGACCTTGACGCTGTTGTACAGACTCAAGATAAGGATTAACTTGGCTCAAGAAGCGGTTACGAGTTACTTGAGTATTTGGCTCGAACACAATCTGCTCACCTAGCTGACCGATATATGACTTAAGAGCAATCAATAGACGGCGTACATTTACACGATCAAGTGCAGATGGCTTCTGTTGAAGTGTCTTCTGACCATAGATAACTGTACCAACGCCTGGGAAAGTAGCGATTGGGTTAACCTTTCCTTGATAAAGAACATTACGATCGTTTACACCAATCTTTCTTTCTGGCTGAAGTACTGTAGAAAGAGCTCCACGGTTAAGACCTGCTGGTGCAAACCATTCTGCAGATACACGGTCGTTATATTCGTAAATAGCAGGTACTAGTGTAGAAGCTGGAACGAAGTTAACTTTACCAGTTTCACGGCTACGGATTTGTACCCATGGCCAATAAGTAGCTCCATATGAGTTATCATAAGATACGGCTTCATTAATTACAGCGTTGATTGCTGAACCGTATCCAACCATATCAATTACAGCGATATTATCACCACGACCTTGAGCTACAAGTAGAATGCTGGATACTTGAGAAGTCGCATTCTTGCTAGTCAAACCTGGTGCATAAATAACATTAAAGTCATATGCATCAGTATTTTCAAGAAGGTTGATAGCAACGTTGTAGTCAGCTGGGTGTATACCTTGAATGTTAGTTGCTGGATTAGTAACAGTAGAAGCCACATTTGGAATAGCTTCAAACATATTCATAGCGGCTTTTCCAAAAGAACCATAGATAGCACCAGTAGCACCACCAAAAGAACCATTATAAGAACCAGACCATGCTGATCCAGAAGGATTAGGCATAGATGCAGTATATACTACTTGAGCTACGCCTAATTGATTAAAGTATCCTGGAGTTGGCTGATTAACAGATTTAACTCTCACATACATACTGTTGTTCTGATAAGAACCGGTAGTTTGTAAGTAGTAATCGCCTGTTGAATCTTGACGAATAGTTTGAGTTTGATCTCCTATTACGTAAGCGATATAGTTATTTTGATTAGGATCTAAAGATAGACCTGTCCATGTTTCAAGAATAGTTTGACTATTTGTATAGTCGTCACCACGACGAATAACAAGACTAAACACTCCAGAACCAGTGTCTACACCAGTGATTTCCCAACGAACGTTGGCAGCAGAACCAGAAGGAAGTGATCCTCTAGAACCAGATGCAAAAGGAGAAGTAGATCCAGAAGCAAAGTTGTTCATGATCTCTCCTACAGACAATGTTTCTAGAACAAAAGAAGGCTGTCCATTAATAGCTGGTACAGATGCAGTTGCTGGTGTATAAGAACCTGAAGCTACACGAGTAACTAACAAAGATTCTCCACCTTGCTCAAAATAATTAAGAGCTGCAATAGAAGTTAGATATTCGTAATTAGTACCTCCAGAAACGAAAGCAGCACCAAATTTGGCTTTGTATTCAGAGTATGAAGTTACTAACGTAGGAATATTAACTGGACCAACTACTGTAGGACCTATAAGAGCAGCTCCAGCTGCTACCGGCCCTTGGGTTATTTGTGATAGATCGTTTTCACTTAAGAAAACTCCTGGGCTAAGAAGTGTTTCGGCCATTTATATGATTTTTATCTAGTAATAAATATCAAAACTTTTTTGAAACACTTTATTGAAATTCTCCTGTTTCGATATTTATGGAGACGTTTCCATATTTTTCTTTAAGTTCTTCTAGAATTTTAGCTTCACGCTCTTTAATGTCCTTGATTTTTTTCTTCTCTTCGTCGATTAAAAGATCAATAGTTATTCTTTGATAACTAAGCTCTCCTACGGTTGATGCAACTTCTAGAGCATCTTTCTTTAACAACTGTACTAGTTGTAGTTCGGTGTCTGTTAATTTACCCATAACGTTGTGTTTGATTATAAATATGTAAAATGGCCCTCTATTTAAAGAGAGCCATTATTGTTTATATTAAAAACAAAAAGTCAATTATTAGTCTAGTTTAACTAGTTTATAAAATTGAGGATAGTTGAACTCGGTATAAAGCCCTTCTAGGTCTTCTTTAGTAAAAGGCTCAAACTCAAACTCTTTCTCCTCTTGTAAGATTTGTTGAAACTCTTGTTGGAACTCCAAGAACTTAGGATTGTTTTCTCTAGAAACAACTTCACCGGCGTCATTAGTCTGGACGTTGATAAACGGAGTTATTACAGATGCACCATCTTCTTGCTTATCACCATGCTTGTCAACTAATTCACTTCTTTTAGCATTGTTAGCCTCTACTTCTACATTTACTTTGTTGAGCAGCTCAGCTACCTTCATCTTTGTAGTAAGCTTAGTAGTTTCGTTGATAATGCCTCTAATAATAAGCTGGTTGGCTTGTTGATTAAAAGCACCGTTGATCTCTGTCTGTAGACTGTAGAAGTCTATAAGTTTAAGTGTAACTTTTTCCATGTATTGTGTTATTATTATTTTGTTGCTTTCTTTTTAGTGGTAGCTTTCTTAGCTTTCTTTACCACCTCTTTTACTTCCTCTTTAATCTCTTCAACCTTGTCTTCAACCACATCAGGAATGTTGTTTTTGTTGTCGTCTTTTACTTTACCTTTCTTCATTAA